GGCGTAAGAATAGGAGTAATAATCTTATGTAAACCCTCACGAGTAGCCTTGGTCTTCTTCTTAATACCTGACTCATACAAAGCATCACCGGCTGTACCTAAGAACGTAGGCTTGGCTGCTGCCGCTAGGGGCGCACGTAACGGAGGAGGATTAATAAACTCAGCTACGTTTATGACAGCTTCTACACTTAGTGCATCGTTAGGATTCTCTTCCTTAAACTTCTGCCACATAGCCATCGCGTTGCCTGCACCTTCTTTAACAGCAGGGCCAAGTTTACGTATAAAGGCATCAGTAACAGGATTATTAGCTAAAGAATCTACAGTAGATATAGCCTTCTCAGCAACAAACCTTTCGATTGTGTCGGGCACCACATTGACTAAGAAGCTCTTACCTGCTAATTTAATACCCTCACCAATGGTTGTTTTAAGTACATCTAAACCACCTTTGCCTAGAACATTACCAGCCATTTGGCTAGTACCAATGTTACCAAGCGCATATTGCTCTTTCTGCTGTACGTCTAATGCCTTTAAGTCCTCGACGGACTGCCCGATGGCAGCCCCTGCGTCAGTAATTGATGTACCCATCGTACGGTCAGGAACGTATGCTCCTGTGGCACGTTGGGCTGCGTCTGCACCCGCTTGCTCCGCTCTCTGAAGCAAGGGGGTTAGTTCGTTGACAACATCTATCTGGTTATCTGATATAGCCTGTGTAATCGCAGCTCTAAGTTGTTCTTCGTTCATATCAACTACCTTGGTAAAAGACCTTTAGATTGTAAGTACTCTAGTGTTGCAGGTGAGTACGTAGGAGCAACAGCAGAAGTCTCGTCTACTACTGCCGGAGCAGGAACAAAAGGCTCTGGTTTAGTCACGTACAACGAGTCGTATATTCCATTGTTCAAACCTGAGTTAGGAAGACCGTTAAGAGTATCCAAAGCTCCGTTACTTCTATCAATGTACTCATTAGCAACTTCGTTCTCAATACGTATAATGTCTCTAATTGTTTTCTCATCTAAAGCAATACCGGCTTCTTCGGCAGCAGTAATCTTGGCAATAAACTTTCTATCTGTATCAGAAATACCAGAACCAGAACCAAGAGCTTTAATAAGAGGCAACACCATCTTAGCTCTACCAATCATAAATATCTGCGTAGCCTGTAGCGTGTCTTCTACACTCTCAGGAACAATACCTAACGCTTTACCTACACGAGAGATTTCTAACAAAGCGTTAGCTCCGAATCCTGTAAAGATGCCTGCCTCTAGTGCTGCTTGGCTTTCAATATTGTTGGTAAGGATTGACTGAGCATCTTTAGCTAAAGTGTGTAGTTCACCAAAGTTATCAACAAGTGTACCAGCCAGCTTATCAGCAATTGCTTTGTCTTGGTTAAAGACTTTACTAATTGTAGGAGCAGGTGTCAAACCCAGTGTAACAGGAGACTCCCACTTGCCTGTAGCTTCGTTGTACACGTTAGCTGACTCATCTACTCTACGGCTTTGCAGTTTTCCATCTTGAGCTGTAAAGGCTTTAAGAGTGGCCTTCTTGCCCTCTAGCTGTTCTATAAACGTCTCATCAGTCATTTCATCAAACTGACCGTTTTTAATCCTAGCTATCATCTTAGAACTAGCGTTTTTGTTTTCAGCAATAGCTAGTTTACCTTTACGTCCCCTTTCACCGACAACCCTACGTTCTTGTTCTTTATAAATAGTTTTTTGAGCCTCTTCAATAGAACCTCCAGCTTGTAAAGATTCTATTGTAGATGTAAGACCTAACCTCTGCGCTGTGCTTACTAAGGCATTTCGCTGTCCTGCCTCGGCTGTCTTTAACGCATTCATCTTCATCTTTTCTACTTGCATTTGTTGCATTGCTACGATGTCTTGATTCGATGCTCCCATCTGAGACATAACCTGTAACAGTTCTTTTTGGTCTTTAGGGTCTTCAGAAGCAGTAAGCTCTGCAAACCTCTCTTTGAGCTTTACTCCCTGAGGTCGCATATCTAATTTAGCAAGCCGTTCACTACCGACGGCCTCACCAATTCCAGCACCTACTTGACCAAGTCCTGTCATTATACCTTGACCTAAACCTCCAATAGTATTAGCCATGTTCATGTTAAAGTTACTATCTAAACCACTAAGTAATCCACCTGTTCTTGCCATTTTAATTTTCCTTTAATTACCAAAGAGAGACGAAGTACCAGAGGATAGCGCGTCGATAATTGACTTGTATAGCGCGGAAGTACTTGTTGCTTCTGAAACACCAGCAGACAACAAACCTTCTAAACCAGACTGCTCTAACTGCGCTCGTAATTCTGCTCCACCCATCTGAGCCTGCTGTGCTAACTGTGCAGGTATCTGACTAGCGCCAAACATAGAAAGCGCCTGCTGTTGTGGCAAATAACCCTGACTAGTCAAACCAGAACCTAATGCAAGGGCTTGTGCGTCTCTTGTTTGTGCTGCTTGTTGTCCTTGATACGCCTGCTGTGCCAACTGCTGTCCCATTCCTAGGGCTTGCTGTTGTTCGCCTAATGCTGCCTGTCGTGCCATTGCTGACGCTTGTAAGCCTGCTTCTGCTCTAGCTTTTTCATAACCAAACTCTTCAGCAGTCCCACCAAACTCAGCAGTAGAGATACCACCACGACCACTAGAGAATAAACTTTGGTCTAGGTTCATGCGCTGACGTTGTTCTTCAGGACGTTGCGCTGCTCGGATGTTTTCGTAGTAGTCATTGGTTAGTTTAGTAGGGTCACCGTAAGCACGGTCAAACATTGACTCTGCTTCGCGGAAGCGACTACGTTGCGCATCACGCTCCCCCCGTGTCATGCCTTGGCCTACTTGTCCAAACTGTGCACCAGCTTGACGCAACAAAGAATTTTGCATGTCTTGTTGTTCTTTGGACAAGTTTAAATCAAAACCGCCTTGCGCATTTACTCCAACATTAGCTAAGTTAGAACTAACAGTGTAAGGGCGAAACTGTGTATCCTGCATTGCTTGATTAGCAATCCTAGTAGCGCCTTGTGATGCGTCTATGCCCAACTCTCTCAGCATGTCTTGAAGTTCTTTGACAGCTACTACACCACCAGCCGCCGCTACACCACCTCCGAACAGTCCACCTAAATCAATACCCATTACAGACCTCCAATAATAAATGCTAATAGTTCAGAATAACTAACTGAGAGTGTACCTTCTTCGTTTCTTTCAAACATTCCGTATTCCTCTGCGTTTAAACCTTCATTGGAAAAAGCTGCTTCTAAGTCCTGTGCCATTACACCTACATGATAACGAGAACCATCAACACCTTTTTTCTGTACTGATTTATTCCACTTAAACTTACGAATTAAACCTTTACAAGACTGTGCAACTCTAAGCTCAGCTTCGTTCAACTCTTCAATACTTTGCTTCAAGGTACGGTCAGAAGAAGTGTTCAAGGCGTTCTGAGAATAGATAGTTTTAAACCTATTAGTGCCTCCTCCTAAGTTAGTAACTTCGGTAGTTCCTGCGCCGTCACCATCACAGGGTATGACATTGTTAGTACCACCACCAGACATTCGTAAACCGACAACAGCATCCGCTATAAATAGCTCAGAACCTCCTAAACCTATTGTAGCAAGAGGAGTGGTAGCGCCTGCACTCGATACATCACCGAACCTTAACTTACCGTCAATAGTAAATTGACCTTCAGCAGCAGATACAAGAGGGTTGTTATTAGGTTCTAAAATAATAGGAGCATTAGTATCGGCTAAAGTAGTAACAACAAGTCTATCAATACCATCTGTAGTCCATACTACATCAGCACCTATAGTACCTCCAACAGCAAACTCAATCTCTGCCTCACCTGTATCATTAGCATCTAAATGGAGAACAGCGTCTGAATCTCCTGTGCCTCTTGTTGTAACATTAACTCTACAATCAATATTATCACCAGTGCTTAAACTTTGTACGGCTAACGCTGTAAAATTACCTGTTCCAAAACGACCAGAGGTGGAACCTAAGTCAGTAACACCGTCAGTAATAGCACCTAACTCGTCACAAGGAAAAACCTGATTATTGGTTGAACCACTTAGACGAAGACCTGCAATGTTGTCAGCAAAGTAAACGTCATTAGTACCTACTATACCTATTTCACCTCTAACAGTGCCATCACTAAATCTTAAATCACCTGTTACAGTAACTATGCCTTCAGCGGCTCTTAGTGTGTTTACACTGTTAGGCTGTAAGTCAATAACACTCCCTGAAGTTAAAGTGCTAAGGTTTAAGTCAGGGTTACCCCCATCAATAAAGTATTCTAGTTTAGCACCTACAGAGCCTTCATGTAAAAACTGAACTTCGCTCTCACCTGTACCCGAAGAGTCTATTTTTAGAGCTGCGTCAGCATCACCAGTACCTGTGTTATGAATAGTCATGCCTGTTACACCGCTGTTGGTGGCTTCTTCAACAGTTAAGTTTTCACAAGTTGCATTTGTAATGTTAGCTGTAGCAATGGTGGCCGTAGTAACGTTGGCTGTAGTAATGGCAGCAGTAGGTATAGTCACTGTACCTGTGAACGTCGGTGACGCTTTTTCAGACTTAGTTGCACTGGCTGTAGCAATATTGTCAAACTCTAGAGAAAACTCAGAGCCTTTGATAACTTTAGCTGCGTTGCCAGTAGGAAGCGAATCCTTAGCACCAAAGTTTGTTGTTACGTTATAATTAGACATTATACAAGTCTCCCGATTTTAGCTAGTATGTCGATTTTTTGTAGTGCAAAAGCAAAGTTATTGATAGTAGAGACTACTCCAATTTTTACTACGCTGCCTGAACCTGTGGTGTTTACCTTTGGTGTTTGAATATCTACACCGCCTGTAAACTCCGCAGTAGTATTAAACTCACTTACGTTGTATTCTCCGGTGATGCCTGATGATTCAAACTCAAACTGTTGTTTACTAAAGTTATCAGAGTAATCATAAGTCCAATTAAGGGTTGATTTGGCATTGCTACCACCAATCACTGTTATGTGGAATTTCTTTAGGAACTTAGTAATACCTGGATTACCAAAGTCTAGCTCATTGCTGAAATACGACATTTGGTAGGTAGCGTCATCATCTAAGTATCCTGCGTACTTAACGACACCTGTAGACAGTCCTATATAGAAACCATCACTAGCTAGCTCATTAAAAGATAAAGGCACTAAACCTGACCATGTAGTCACCCTAAACGAGCCGTCTTCCATAGGCTGTCTTACGTCGAAACAGTAAGTAGTATTACTAGAGGGGAACGTCAACAAGTAGAAAGCGTCTTCTGCACTATATACACTCTTAACAGGCAAGGACTCAAAGTTAGACATCTCCATTAAGTCAGTACGTACATTCTTACTAACATCTCTTAGAGGTAGTGACTTCTCCTGTATAAGCCTCCCTAAGCTCATTACACCGCGATTAGATAAGAACAGTATGTCATTACCAGTGGCTTGTATAGAGTCCCTCTCAATGCATCCTACGCCCTCTACGGTGTCCTTTAGGAATATAGTAGTACCTGCGGAAGCAGGGTTGCCTGTGACACCGTTAGCGCCCTGCGCGCCGTCATAAATTAACATAGAGTGCTTGCCGAAGACAAGAAACAATCCATTATGTTCTGTTAAGGAAACAATCTCATCGTAGCCTTCAGGCCAGAACTGAGTAACGTCTATTTGAAAAGCATCTCCGGTTGACCATGCAGTACCATCTAACAACTGAGAGACATGTATAGTATGTTTATCAGATGCTAAGTCAGCAGCCCAAAGACGACCAAAGGCTGCCAACACTTCGTTAGCTTGAGGTGCGCCTGATGCTACAACAAGAGTAGTGCTACCTACAACAGACCTAAGAGGTGCATGGCCTGTCTGAAAGAAGTATACGTCGTTGTTAAAGGATGTTATCTTCCAGTTGTTTGCTGATATAGAGTAGTCAGTGGGGAGAGTAACTTCGGCTAGTGTGGTTGTGCCTGTGAATATCTTATTGTTACCCACAGAGAACAACGTAACAGCACCACCAAAGGAAGTAAACTCAAACACACCTTCAATGCCACGGCTAGTTCCTAGAACAGCAGCACCGTTAGTAGACACTTTGTCATATCCCTTACGCGCCCCAATACGACCACGTTTGTCAATTACACAATTATCAGCAATGGAAGAAAAGCCAGCGTTCTGACCGACAGGGGACTCTTCGGTATTGATACCTAAAAATCCCGGAGCTGCTACTGTTAAAGGTTGTAATTTTTGGCTCATACGTCGTACCACACTGTTTCAGTAGGGAAGCGTCCCGCGTCCATGGCAATCGCATCAGACAAAGAAGACTGAGCAACAGCGTATAGTTTACTAGCGTTAGTACCTCCAGTCTCTCCACGTTCTTCAGCAGCCATAGCATGAGCAAGCTGAACCACAGGTGTTGAGGGAGCTTTAACTACATCAGTACCGGAGGTAAGTTCAGGGGTACGTCCTACGTAGTTAAACAAGACAACCTTTACGCTATCAGGGTTAGGGTAAAACTGTACTTGATTGTTTCCATTTGAGTCCTGCCCTAAAGTAACGTAGTTGTCAGGACGACCCCTAGGTGCCTGCTCTATATACACAGAGTTATACAGACCTTGTTGAGTCCCTAGTTGAACTTCTACGTTATCTGTGACGTTATATACACCGAGAATCTTATCTGCTTCACTAAGGCCAGTCACGCTCATAATTGTAGATGAGTCAGTAATGCCGCTAACAGGAGTAATGGTACGCAGCATAGACCAATCCCATGCATCCTCTACTGCACGGTTAGCGTCGTTTATAAACTCACCTATAAGTTTTGAGTACGAAGTCTCATCAGCAGAAGTAACTTCATCCTCACGCAACCTACGTAGTACTTTGTTAATCGCTTGTAAATATGTCATTAAATTATACTCTTAAAATTAAAAATTAGAGAAGGGGTCGTCGTACTCAAACAAAGGTCTTCCGCCAATTCCTCCGGTTTTACCTGTTATTGTACTTTTAAAAATATCTTCAGAGAAGGGGTCGTCGTACCGCAACAAAGGTTTCTCTGTTAAACCCACTTGTGTGCCTAATAAAAACTGTCCCAAAGGAGTCATTAGTTCTTCCTCTTCTTCTTCTTCCTCATCTCCGAAGATTAAAGACCAATCAAAATCAGGTAACTCTACGTCAGGTAAATCTACGTCCAAAGACGGTAAGTCTACTTCAGGTAAGTCTATGTCAGGTAAGTCTACGTTTTCGACAGCTTCTATCACAGGCTGGATAACATTATCATCTACAGCTGAACTAGCGTCACCGATAGCGTCAGAAACAACATCATCTAAAGCGGAACCAGCGTCTCCTATAGCACTTGTAATAGGGTCTGTTACATCTCCAATGGCTGAACTAGCGTCACCAATAGCATCAGAAACAACATCATCTAAAGCGGAACCAGCGTCTCCTATAGCGCCTGTAATGGGGTCTGTTACATCTCCAACGGCTGAACTAACATCACCAATAGCGTCAGAAACAGCATCATCAATAGCAGAACCTGTATCTCCTATAGCACTTGTAATAGGGTCTGTTACATCTCCAATGGCTGAACTAACATCGCCAATAACTTCAGCGGCAGCTTCTTGAGCGTCGCCAACAGCTCCTAAAACAGGGTCAATATAATCTCCAAGGGCTGAACTAGCGTCACCGATAGCGTCAGAGGCTTCATCAACAAGGTCTTGTCCTATATTGACTGCCCCCTGTAGCACAGGGTCAATGTAATCTCCAAGCGTTGAGCTAACAGTTCCTACTGCGTCCGATACGTAATCAAAAACGTCTCCTATAACTCCAAAGTCAAAATCAAAGAAGCCTCCATCATCGAGGTCTATGCCAAAACCACCGCCTTCTTTAACATATCTTACGAAGCCTGCTTCCATAGAGTCTTGAACGTTTTCTCCATTAGCTAACATATCCAGAGTTTCTCTAGATGCTTTTAGAAAATCTACGTCGTTTGCTACCGAAGGTGGGACACCTAAAGCCTCGAAGCCTTGTTGCATCCATCCTGTACCTGCTGCAATTACTCCGAGTGGGTCTTGGTTTATAGCTGCGTTAATTACACCTACAGTGGAGACATAATCTAAACCCCACAAGCCAATACCTTCTGTAACGGCACCACCAAGCAGTAACTCACTACCTATCTGACCGCCAACAGTTCCTCCCGCGATAGGGTTCACCATGTCACCGCTAATGTCTACGGGTGGTGCTATTACTCCTGATGCCTCTAACCCGCCAATAACAATATTAACGTAATCTGAGGCATTTAATGTTTGACCTGTTGCTACTTTATAAGTTGTGTATATCTTTTCTGTCGCCCCTGCTGTTACCATAGCAGCTACAGCCCGTGCGAAGGCCAATCCAGCGTCACGAAACCCTACCCAAGAACTCTCCTCAGGTTTTTTAACCCAGAGCATTGAATGCTCGCCTACCTTAGCTGTTCCTCCAGAAATATCAATAAACTGACCTTCAGACAGCAGCCTGTTGTGATGTGCCCTCTCCTCCTCTGAGAAACCATTCATCATACTAAGGCTGCCACCGCCATCAGGCAGTTTCATGTACAGCGTATCAGCGTCGTATTCGTAACCGTCGTGAAAATACTCGCTTAAATCCATAGGATTATCAAGGGCAAGCTGATGTTCTGCACCAGTTAGTTCGACTTTTTCAATCCAATCCCTACCTACATTTTCGTCCCACAAGTAACCGTCAATAGTGTTGTTATCTAAAGCACCACCGCCGCGGCCCGGGTCGTTTTGCTGGACAATCTTTATTTTATCTTCTTGAGTAGCTGAATACTCAGGAGCCGTCCAATCACTAATCTCGTAGTCAGGGTTTTCGTCAAGAAAACTTGGTACTCCTCTAGCTTCATACTCTTCTAAGTCTGACTCATATCTACGCCATCTAAGTACAAGCGCTCGTTGAGAAGGAGACATGGCAGACATTGATATGGCGCCGCCCCACTTGTTGCGAGGCCAATTAGCAGGTAAATTTCCTCTACCTATCTCACTTTCTGTCCATTCTGGTTTAGACATTACTTAACTCCCTTAGTTTTCTCGTATGTTCGTAACGTACCTAAACCAAGCATCCCCATCAAGACAGGCAACATAGTTGACAAATCTATAAGGGGAATAATGATTGTTGAACTGGATAAAGCAAGCGCAAAGTTTGCCATCGGTATAACAAGGAAGTTACCCGCCATTCCAAGGCAACAAGTCCAACCCACAGCGGGCCTCCAACCTGAGACAAATAAGTTCTTGCTTGCTGCTTCAGTTTTGTTCACCTCTATCTGTGCTTGTGCTATTGTATGTGCTTGTGTGGCAATCTCGTGCGCTATACGTTGCTTAGTATCAGCGTCAGGTATTA